TATGATACATATCCTATGACAATCATCTCAGATGTTGATTACAACAACATGCAATTCTCTGGTGGTAACTGTCATTATCTAAGACCTTCGACTCGTAAAAGCGTGTGTCAGTCGTGGGCATCAGGAAGTATCGCATATCCTAACCGATGCTACCATAAATACTTTATGTCTAACGCTACTAATATAATGAAAGTCCCAAAGGAGTATCTTAATAATATGACTCCTTTGCCTGTAGAGCAGTTTGTTTTACGTGCGGCAGGACGCTTAGTTGAGGTCCCAAGCTCATTTATATGGGGTAAACTTTAATGGCTGCTAACTCATTTATAGATTTTAAGGAATTAGTCCTATCAGGTAAGAAAGAACCTTCTCGCTCTAACCTGTTTTCGGTGCAGATTAGCGTGCCCCCTTGTATTTTCTTCAATGATAAGAAGTTTGCCTTTAAGAATGGGTCTCTCAAGAGGTCATATAAGAATCACTGGGAATCTATCAACTACTTTGCCAATAGTGTAACTGTACCAGGTAGACGTATTACTACTAGCACAGTTAGAGATATTGGTGCACCACGTAAGTTTGCTACAGACACAGCATTTGGTGACGTGCAGGTTGAATTCCTAGTCACTAAAGACATGTATCATCGTCAATTCTTTGAGAATTGGATGAATTATACTGCTACTGATGCTGAAAACAGAGCATCATTCTATGATGAATATACTGCCGACTTCATTGTTTCTAAGTGGGAGTTGGGGTCTAATATCCTCTATAAGCATAAAAAGAAACATAAGAGACCAGAAGGATTGACCAGACTTAACAGGTCATCTGCAGTCTGGTACATGTATGGAGCATTCCCTTATGATATGTCTGAGATGACATTTAATAATGGTCCTACCGAATTGCTCAAACTGAATGTATCTTTCCACTTTGAGAGATATAGATTTGACACTATCGATGGTGATGGTATAGGATGGGGTCCTAACGTCAAAGATAAAATCATTGATAACACCACCGATGTCTTGTCTACTTTGGGTTATAGTATCCAACAGCAAGATGTCTTCCGTGTAGGTGTCTAAATAACTTTAATAGTAATGTAACATTATGCCTTTACCCAAGCTCTCTATTCCTGAGTATGAGATGACCTTGCCTGTTACAGGCACAGAAGTGACATACCGTCCATTTCTTGTTAAGGAAGAAAAACTGCTGTATCTTGCTATGGAGTCGAAAGACAACAAGCAGATGATTAAAGCAGTTAAAACAATCATCAAAAACTGTACTAACCTCAAGAGTAAGGTCGAAGACCTTGCAACCTTTGAGATTGAGTATATCTTCCTCCGCATTCGTGCGAAGGCAGTTGGTGAAACCAGTGAATTCAAGATTACTGCACCTGACGATGACGAGACCACTATCCCTGTGGAAGTGCCTCTTGAAGAAGTCACTGTGCTAGTGCCTGAAGGTCACAACGCCAAAATCAAACTTGATGATGAAGTTGGAGTTGTGATGAAGTATCCTTCATTGGATGCATTCATTCAGCAGAATATGAGCGAGAATCCCACAGTTGACGACATCTTCCAGATGGCGGCAGGGTGCATCGACCAAGTATATGATTCAGATGAAGTGTATGACACTTTTTCTCACAAGGAAGCACTAGATTTCCTTGAAAACCTAAACTCTGACCAGTTTGGTAAGATTCAAGCATTCTTTGAAACTATGCCTAAACTGTCTTATACCATGGAAGTCTACAACCCTAAGACTAAAGTGAAGAGTGAAGTTGTATTAGAAGGACTCGCATCTTTTTTCGAGTAGCCCTAATGCATGATAGTCTTGAAAATCATTACAAGACTAATTTTGCACTAATGCAACATCATAAGTATTCACTCACAGAGTTGGAAAACATGATGCCGTGGGAACGTGATGTATATGTGAATCTCCTCCTCGCTCATATTGCTGAGGAAGAAAGACGGCAGAAGGCAGATCAGAATCGCATGTCTCTCTAATGGCAGCATTAAAGAAGTTTGTAAAAATCAAACCCATTGAAACTAAGTCCAGTGTTGGAATTAACTTCAATGAATTCCGTAAGGGTATAAATCGCACAGGTACTCTTGCGGACGGTATTGGTGCAAACTTTTTTGAGCAGAAGACTCTCCTAAAGTTTCAAAATGAATATCTAGACACCTCTAAAACACAACAACTTGAAGTTGTTGAAGAGGAAAAGAAAGATAAAAAGAAACTGTTTTCCGACTACAAGCAACGTTTAAGACGTATGCTTGGTAAGAAAAAGAGGCAGAAAGCTGAAGATGCTGCAGAAGAAGGGGCGAAAGAAGGCGATAAGGAAGGTAAGAAGAGATTAGAAGTAATCAAGAAACCTATTAAGAGTTTCTTAGAAACTATTGGCAAGTTGCTTGGTAACATTGTCAAGTATTTTATTATATTTGGTGCCTTAGATTGGATAGAGAAGAATCCAGAGAAGGTCCAGAAGTTAGCTCGACTGATATTTGCGATAGGTAAATTCGCATGGTGGTTGGGTAAATGGGGTATCGGTAAGATACTCGATGGTATTACAAACTTAGTTGGCACATTTGAGGATGAGAATGCAGTCCAGAGAGGATTGCGATTCTTAGGTGGTGCATTCCAACTGGTTGGAGGCATTGCTGCGCTACGCTTTGCGCAGTATATGATTATGCCGTGGAAAATACTGAAAGACGCTAAGAGAATTAATTCAGTATTTGAGCAAACTGCAGAAACAACAGAAGAGCTCAAGGCATCCAACAAGGCAAGATTTAAGGGGTATCGAGATAAGAAGACTGGCATCATTTACTCCGAGAAGGAGTATAAGGAGATGCAGAAGTCAGCAAAGAGAGCTGACGCAAGAAGAGCTAAGGCAGCAGGTAAAGGATTTCAATCTAACCTGAATCAAGACGCATTTAATAATAGATTTACAGGGCAATACGAAGCAAGGAAGAAAGGTCCCTTCCAAAAAATGCAACAGCGTGGGCGTATCGCTAAGAGACGCATGGGCCGCGGCATGGGTCGTATGGTCAAGAAGTTTCCTGGTGGCGGTGCAGGAATCATGAGTGTCGTCGGTGGCGGCATGAGAATTGCTGGTGGTCTTGCCGCTGGTGAGTCTGCTGGCACAGCAGTTGGTGCTGGTGTAGGTCAAGCAGTTGGTGGTGTCGCTGGTGCTGCAGCACTGACAGCAGTTGCACCATTCTTAGGACCATTGGCACCTATGATTGGTGGTGCTATCGGTAGTTTCCTAGGTGAATTTGTAGGTAAATCGATTGGTCCCATCATTGAGCCCATCTTTGAGCCGATTGGTAGATATTTTGGTATGTTGTTTGACATTGTTAAAGATGTCTTTGGTCCAGTATTAGACCCATTCAAGGAATTAGCAGGAGCATTATTTGAGTTTATAGGTGGCATCGTCGGTGCCTTGATGAAGGTTGGTAAGGTATTGCTGGACTTTGCCAAATTTGTCCTTGGTCCTATCTTTGACACTATAGGTAAAGTTGTAGGGTTTGTTGTTAATAACGCTAAGCGTTTGATGGACCCCAAGAGTGTCATTGGTGGTATTGCTGATGCTCTGACATTTAACCTGTTTAACTTTGATAAGATGGCAGCAGGTGGTCCTGTTGTTACACCACAACGTCCACCACAGATGGCAGATGGTGGTCCTCTTGGTGGTCAGGTATCTATTTTAAGAGAGATTGGTAAATTCCTATTAGGTGCTATTACTGGTGCCATTGGAGCGATGGGCATCTTTGGTGCACCTGTCCTATCTTTCATGTCGAGTGATATTGCTAAGTTACAAGGTGTATTTGGTGGGACAACATCAGTATCAGGAAACCAGAAAGTTGCTGGTAGAAAACCAACTATCCCAAATATACCTGAGAATCAAACTGCCAGTAAAACTGTAGAGAAAGCAGTTACCAGTAAGAAAAAACTGGTAGATGTATATGAAAGTAAGTTTATTGATGTATTGAAGAAAGTGCTCATCTCTGCTGGGCAGATGCAGGCAGATAAGAAAGATTCCAGTAGTTCTTCTTCTAGCTCGTCTTCTAGTAGCAGTAGTAGTTCTTCTGGTAGTGATGCTCCTGTGATGCCAGGAAATACTTCATCTGCAGGTGGTAAATGGTCACCACTTTTAGAAATGATTGCTGCTAAAGAAGCAGTGAATGGATCTTATGATTCAATATATCCTTCCTCTACGAAACAAAAGTATTCTGGGGGTAAACCACTCACTGAAATGACCATTCAAGAGGCAGATGATTGGCAAGAGGAAACTTATAGAGCTAGAGGGTCTTCTGCAGCTGGAAGATATCAATTCATGCATGTCAAGGACAT